GTCATTGACTCACCGGTACTCATAACTGAGTTAAGCGACGTAGAGCCGTCACCCCGGAAGTTCAATGTCCAGTTGCCTGTAGAGTTAAATGTGTAATACAGGACGGATTGAGTAAGGATGTCGAAGTTAACCGTACCGGTTGCCGCAGTGCCAGATATTGTGACCTTCTCTTTAATATTCTGGGTTTTAACAGCGGCTGTTGTAGCCGAACCAGAAAAGGACTGAAGTTCTGTAAAAGTTTGGGCTACGTTAGTAAATACTGCATTTGCGTTATAAGCCTGTACATTTACCCCAATCTCAAGACCAAGGGCTGTACGAGCCGCCGATGCAGTATTACTCCCGGTTCCACCAGATGCCACGGGAAGTGCCGTAGCAAGGGTTAGATTACGTAAGTGAGTGATTGCATCCGTACAATCAGTGCCATTGTTATACACAAACATAGTCTTACCGGCAGGGACAGCAACCCCGGTTTGTCCTGATACTTTGATTGTGATGGTATCGGCGCAACCGTTGTTTACTATGTACAACTTTTCAATGGCTGGGACAACAAGATCTTGAGCGCCACCGGAAGTACCAACTAGGTTTAAACGGAGGTTACGAGCCGTCTGGCTTGAGTTCGTATTCGTAAGAGTCAGGGTCACAGTGGCACTAGAAAAGGTCACATCAGCCGACCCAGTAATGGCCTCTTCTATGGCTGTCCCTAAATTAGTATTAGTGACCGTACCCCACGTCGTGGCGTTTTCACCTGTGGTCATTAATTGAATTTTTAAATTACTGTATGTACTAGCCATGTTTTGTCCTTATGTTGGGATTTGTACCCAAAGTACGGTATTTCCGTCATTTACCTGCACCCAGTTGCTTGTCTGGGAATCGTTCACATTTTGCCAGTTAGGGGTCTGATTGTCATCTATCAAGCCCCATACGAGGGTTGAAGAGACGGTACATTGGGCCGAAACCCCTGTTGGGAATACTTTACAAGTACCCCTTGCAATAACTGTTACGTTGTCTATATTACAAACTGCTATAACCCCAGACACCACGACATTGGCATCGGCTTGAGCCTCTTCCTGACCCAGAGCCGTATCGCCCTGAACCCCAGCCGGGTAGACCCAGCCTTTGCCAGACACCCCAACCGAATTAAGCAGCCCTGAACCCTGTACCCCGGTTACATATACCTTAGTTTCTGTCGCTACGTCTTCTTGACCAAGTTGGGTCTGGCCTTGGACTCCGGTAACAAATACGTTAACCCCAGCACGGCTAACAACCGTCCCTACCTGACCCGTGCCCTGAAGCCCAAATACCGGCGCATTAGCCGCCCCACGGACTTGGAAGCCATTACCCGTATATACGACACCAAGACCGCTAACCCCGATGAGGTTTACAACAGCACCACCTTGTTCGTCGGTATTGCCAAGGGCGCCTGTAGCCTGAACCCCAGTTAGGAAGACATTAGCCTTACCCCTAACGGTAGTCGTCCCTACCTCACCCGTACCTTCAACGCCCGTTACGTTGACACTAATGCCAATACGAACGATACCTACTTGGCCCTGACCCTGAACCCCAGTAACTGTGACATTAGCCTTAGCGGATACAGATTCTTGCCCAATCTCGATAACTGCCTGAACACCTGCCGGGGTTGAGTTTTTGTCAGCAGAAACACCAACTGCGTCTACAAAGGCAGTAGCAACAACCCCCGTTGGGTATACGTTAGCCTCACCTACAACCGAAACGGTGCCAGTCTGCCCTGTGCCCTGAACCCCGGTAACGGTGGTATTGATGTCGCCTGATACATCTGCCGTACCAACTTGGCCTGCGGCCTCGACCCCGGTTACAAAGACATTTGCTTTGCCTGTGACGGTTACAGCGCCAACAGCACCGGTAGCCTCAACCCCAGTGACATTTACATTAACGGGTATTTTTATTACGCCGACATCTGCAAATGGCGCACCCGCAAAAGGGAAGAGGCCAAACATTTTTTAGGTCATTTCAAGGTAGCGTAGCGATAAAAGCCTGTGCGGCTTCGGGTGACATCACATTACCATCTGCGTCTTGTAGTTCTGCGCCTTCTAAGATGTCGGTTTTGAAATGTTGGTAGTCTGTGTTATCTGGAGCAAATGGGATGATTGCGTTGTCGAATATTCGTTTTGTACACGAAATAGTCCCACTAGAAAACATTGGCGTTACAAGTGCGTACATTTTATAACTCCGCAGAAAGACCAACATAAGCGCTGGCATTATTTAGTTGGAGTTGCCCCATTACACCAGCAGTCCCAGAGACGTTTGTATTATTAAACGCCGCAATACATCTTGTGTTAGCGTTTGACCCAAGACCGTCAAATCCATTAAATCCATCAGAGGCACCAGCCCGTTCAATAGCAAAGTAATCTGTTCCAGTTCCTTGAAAAAGTGTTGGCGTTCCTCGCATTTCAACTGGCATAAAAAGTTGCATAATAATTTGAGAACTTGTGTAATAAAATCCGCCATTACCAAAACCTTGATTATTACCTTTTGCTAGCATTTGAAAATACCGTTTACACAATATCAACTCACGCCCATAGTCTCTGCGCTCAAACGGGGTAGCAACAGAGCCTACTTCGAGTTGTACGCCTGTGATGTAGAAGGTTGCTCCTGACGTAGCCACGATAGACTGACACCCGCTAGCACCCCAATAAGTTGCACCTGCCCATGCTCCAGCGGTTCCAACTCTACTTGTTCCACTACCCAAGTCAAAGTTTAAATAAATACCTACACCTGTGGTCTGCGTCCAACTACCGCTCGTATCTCCCGGAATTGTTACTGTTTCGTATTCCCAAGTGTTTGCAGCGGAAATTGTAAAAGTAAATGGGTATGAACGATTAGCCGCATTGTTAAATACTGAGCCACCAAAGGTTCCAGTTTTACTTGAGTAAATCCAAAAACTAAGAGTTACCGATTTTGCTGAAGCCGTACCCCATCTTAAATCTTGAACATTATTACCTTCAATATGTTGTGCTAAAGTAAAAATATCAGTTGAAGATGCAGAGAAAGAGGATGTAGATGTAACACCTAAGTAATTATTAAATCCTGTTGTTGCAAGCGAAGCAACAGAACCAGCGTTTTGTTGAACCGAAACTTTACTTGCTTGTGTTAAACGAATACACCACCTATCAAGCGTGTATGTAGCATCAGTAGTAGGAGTAACGCTAGCACCAGCATTACGCTGGTCAATCATCATATTCCCGTTAATTAGGCGGTTACGAAAGCCTTGCAGACTATCCGCAGTAGGGGTCATGCTGTTTATCGTAGCGGTATTGCCACCACTAGCGTCTGTGACTGCGTTGACCTTTATCTGGCTCATTTTGGAAACCTCGTTTTAACTTCATCAATCGCAGTCTTCCATGCCTCTAGGCCACCGTGGTAAAGAAGGTCAAACTGCTCGGCAAAAGATGGGTACTCCGCACGGCGTAATTCTTTGTAGGCTTCTGGGTCTACCCAAGCATTAACTAATGCCATATCAATCTGCACCTGATTACCTTGGGCATCAAACGCACCGGCGTCGTCATCGACTGACACTACATTAGGATAAAGAGCATAGATTGCTTTATGGTTCATGCCGCAATCTCCATAACTGTAATATGTGAAGAAACAAGGAAAGCGCTATCCGAAGCCCTAGTATTGACCGCCGCCGTTCCTGCCCCTGCCTTAAGTTGAATCTTGTAGGTTGTACTTGAAGTAGTTGCCGGAGAGTCTAAATACGAAATTGTCGAGCACCAAATTAAATTTACCGTATCCGCCCTTGACCCACCAAATCCATCTGTACCGTTACCTATTGCGGTTGAATCCCTAACCAACTGAACCCATACGTTATTAGTGGTAACAGAGATTGAATGTTGCACTGCGGCAGTAACTAAAATTTTGCTTGTTGCGGAAGACGGTGTAATTGCAACTGACAGCCCAGTAACATCAGTAAATGAGGTACTTGTAGTTGTAAAAGCGTTTGTTTTGGTCGTACTTAATACCTGCAACACTTTGCCCAAATTAGACGAAGCCGTAGTCAAAATCGTGCCGGTATTCGTTGGCAAAGTCAGCGTGTAGTCCGTGTTTGTATTGGGCGCCGCTATGGTCAGCGTTCCCGTCCCGCTTGCGTTGCCTGATATTTTTACGAGACTCATGCTGTATATGTCCCTGAAGAAGTAAATGTGTGGTAGGTATATCCACCAGTAGTTACAACAGTGCCGCCTGTACCTTTTTGTGCGCCTGCATAGCGAATAATCACAATTCCAGAACCACCGGCTTTACCAGCATTTCTTCCAGTAAGTCCACTAGCAGGGGCCTCTATTCCGGTGCCACCCCCACCGCCACCGCCTGTATTTGCAGTACCAGCCACATTGTCGATTCCGGGACTATTTGAAGCGCCTGCACCGCCACCGCCTAAGCCTCCAGCACGTTGAACAGAGTTACTACCACCACCTCCTCCGCCAGCGTAATAACCAGATGCTCCTGTTGATGTTGCTGTGGCCCAAGTCGAATAAGTATTTAAACCAACACCTCCGGCAGTACCATAAGGGCTGGTATTGGGAGCGTTTGCTCCAGCGGCTCCAGCACCACCACCACCGGCGCCGTAACCTCCATCTCCGCCTTTATTACCTTGTCCGGAAGTTCCAGAACCGCCCGCAACTCCTTCATATCCTGAGCCACCACCAGAACCACCGGATGCTCCGGGAGCCGCACCACGACCACCACCGCCACCACCACCAATAGCAGTAAGAGTTGTAAATAATGACCCTGATATTGATGAATTCACCCCATTTGTTCCTGTACCACTAGTAGACGTAGCACCAGCACCTCCAGCGCCAACAGTTATTGTGTATGCGCCTCCAATATTTACAAGTGATGACGCCGTATATAACAATCCGCCAGCGCCCCCACCTCCGGCATACCAACCTCCTCCACCACCGGCGCCACCAGCAATAATAATAGACTCAACCGCATACGCAGGAGTATTTGAAAAATTTACCCAAGCAGAGTTGGTTGCGTCGTACCACTCAGGGTTTCCGGTAGTAGTATTAAACCCCATCTGACCCGCTGTTGGACTAGATGGGCGAGTTCCTGTTGTCCAAGTGGCGTTTGCAATCCCCGATGTACCATTTAATACAATACTCATATCACACCACCGTCCAGACTGATCCCGAAGGAACCGTTACGTTAACCCCAGTTGCAACCTCAATAGGGCCACCACTGATGGCGTTGTTGTTCGTGCCAATCGTGTAGTCGGCTGAGATTAACTTGGCGTTCTCAAAAAGACCAAATGTTGTGATATTGCCTCCACCGCCACCAATTGCACCCCATGCCGATCCGTCGTAGCCCTCAAACTCGTCAGAGTCATCGTTAAACCGGAACATACCAGCAGCAGGCGCTGAAGGCCGCTCGGCTAGGGTACCCACAGGAACCGTTACGGCCCCAGTTGAATTTAATGTAGCGTTTTGATTAGCATCTATCGTAATAGCATTAGTGCTATTCGTCTGAATGTTCAGGATATTAGCATCGCCACCAGTCTGCTTTAGACCGTCGGTATCTGCGTTAATTATTGAGTTAGCCATTTATCTCTACCCATGAAGTTGTTGCTTCGTCCCACGCATAGTATTTGCCATCTGTTGGGTACGGTACAGGAGGCTCCCATCTGCACGTAGTTTCATTCAATACCCACGACGGGTATGGCTGTGGTTCTATAAAAGCATCCCGTCCTGCGTCGTATATAAGTCCAATACCTGCATAGTTCTTACGAAAATTTCCGTTATAGGAAGTTTGTTTCCAATATGGATAACCACCTGACCATTGCACTAAAAACGCAATCCCCAGATTCTCATGCTCAACACCGTTAGCATCTAACAAATGCTCGTTATCAACTACGTTGACTTCAAGAACTATATTGTTTGCGTCAAGTTTTGCGAAATGAGCCATAATTATGCCTTATGCCGTATATGTTCCGTTACCAGTAAATTTATGATAGGTGTAACCACCACTAGAATAAACAGTTCCACCGCTGCCTTTTTGAGATCCAAGATATCTAAGAATACAAATTCCTGAACCCCCTCCTGAACCATCAGTTTGATATTGGCCTGCTCCACCTCCACCACCAGTATTTACAGCACCAGCCGTAGGGCTTCTACCTCCCCATAATCCACCCTGTCCCCCACCACCAGTGCCACCATTACCGGGAGAACCGTTAAAAGCGGAGCCACCACCACCACCTGCATAAGCCCCACTTGAACCTGAAGATGTAGCACTGGCCCAAGTTGAATATGAAGAACTTCCGGCGCCGCCAGAACCAGCATTTGTTCCACTTACTGCATTACCAACTGCTCCAGCGCCACCTCCACCACCTCCGCAGTTAGAAGAACCACCTCCAGTTCCTCCATTATTACCTTGTCCAGCAGTTCCCGAACCTGCTCCGTACCCAGAACCGCCACCGCCGCCTGAACCACCACTTGCCCCACCACCGTAGTTAAAACCACCTCTACCACCACCTATTGCGGTTTGCGAAAATGCTGTGGAGTTAGTTCCATTTGTTGCAGTATTAGAATCAAAATCTTGCGTTCCACCAGACCCACCACCACCAATTGTTATTGAATACCCTGTTCCGGGGGTGCCAGTTATAGAGCCAGCAACTAAACCTCCGGCACCTCCTCCACCAGCCCAATGTTTTCCCCCACCGCCACCACCCGCTACTAATATATATTCAATAGAATAAGTTGATACAGCGGTAATTGAATTACTTGCCGCACTCGGTGCGCTGGTGCCTACCCCATTTGTAGCAGTTACCGTAAAAGTATAGGCAGTGCCTCCAGTTAGTCCTGTAACCGTAATTGGAGATGAAGCACTCGTTCCCGTAATCCCTCCGGGGTTTGAAGTAGCCGTATACCCTGTAATGGCTGACCCCCCATTATCAGCAGGAGCCGTAAAAGTTATAGTTGCATTTTGAGACAAACCAGCCGTTGCCGTCCCAATAGTAGGCGCACCCGACACAGTCTTAGGTATTGGAAAATTACCGCCAGATACTTGTTGAAGTGCTTGTGTATTCGTAAAAACGCCAGTAGCCGCTCCTGACTTACCACCTGTAGTAGTAGGTCTAGTCTGGTTTACTAAGCCGCCGAACCAACGATTAGACATTAGTTAATTTCTTCCCAAGAGCAAGTTACTACCAAATCATTAGCCGCACTGGCTGTAGCACCAATCGACTTATCTTCTAATAAATAGATACCAGTGCTTTTATCCATAACCACAAGCGTAGAGTCAGCAGGTACAGAAGCCGTCGAGATAAGCGCCGTCCCAGTTCCAGCAAGAGCGGCCTGAGAAAACAACTTAATCGTGATGTCAGCAGCAGAAGTTCCGTCTACGTTAGCAACCACTATTGAATTGATCTTATAGACCTTACCGCTAGAAGCAGCGTTGCTAATTAGAGGCGTAGCAAATGGATCGGCAGTGCCAGTAATTAATATAGACGAAGTGTTACCGTAAATTGCCGTTACGCTAACAATATTGGGGTTTGCCATCTCTATCCTCCAAAGACAATTGCCATCGCAATTGATTTACCTGTTGATACGCCACCAAGATTTGATAGACCCGTAGCCGCCGTGTTTGCTCCAGTACCACCGGATGCCACTGGGAGTGCATTAGCCAATACCCAGTAACCAGCAGAGTTGACTGTAATAGCCGTCGTGCCACCTACCTGAAGTTCAAGTTCGGCTGTATTCCCACCTGTGGCGTTTATACCGTTTACGGTAGCGTTAATAACTGAGGCTGTCATTCTGTTATCTCAATCCATGAAGTTGTTGCTTCGTCCCATGAGTAGCGTTTACCATCATTAGGAGCGGGAATGGGAGCACCCCACAAACAAGTGTCTTCATTAAGAACCCATGATTCATACGGTTTGGGAGGTATGAATGCATCTCTTTGTTCATCATAGGTATAGCCGATACCCGCATAGTTCTTACGAAATGGCGTCCCACCGCCAGAATGAACACCGCCACTGGTATTGTAGGAAGTTCGTTTGCAAGCCTGACCACGGAAAGACCCATATTGGGCTTCCCAATCAAAGTTACCTTCGTCCTTACCTACGATGACTTCCGTAACAATATTATTTTCATCAAGAAAAGCGTAATGTGCCATTGTTAACTCCAAGAAACGTTGCCTGTACCGGCTGTAAATGTAGTAACTTTAAATCCACCAGATGGGCCAGCAGTTGAAAAGGTAAGTCCACCACCCGGGTTGGAAATAGTTAACGTGTCTGGATATTTAATAATAACTACGCCAGAACCTCCGCTACCACCGCTTCGTGTGGTTGCGCTACCCGCAGTACCGCCAGATGATCCGCCACCACCACCGGTATTTGTGGTACCAGAAGTTCCGTTAACTAAGTTTCCTCCACCAGCGCCACCACCTCCTGCACCACCGGTTCCACCAGTTGGATTATTGTATGCACCGCCCCCGCCGCCCCCTGCTCTGGTTACGGAAGATCCCGTAATTGAGGATGCTGTTCCAGCACCACCATTTGATCCCGCATCGGTGGTTGTATTTGAACCAGCGGCACTTGCACCACCCCCACCGGCAGAGCCGTTTGTTGCAGTTGATCCACCATTATTACCTTGTGATGGTGATGTGCTTGGAGTATTACCAGCGCCACCAGTAGAGCCACCGCCACCAGAACCACCGGTAGCGCCGTTGAACCCCCACCTACCGCCCGCACCGCCGCCTGTTGCTGTAATTGTGCTAAAGACTGAATTTGAACCATTTGAAGCGGCTGAACTGTTCGATGACCCGCCACCACCACCGGCGCCAACTGTTACTGTGTAATTTGTTCCCAAAACAACCGAAACCGTTCCTGAACCTTCCCGATAACCACCTGCGCCTCCACCACTACCGGGAGGATACCCACTTGCACTGGTCTCTCCAGCGCCTCCCCCTCCACCACCTCCGGCAACTACAACAAAATCTACAGGAGTAGGGTATTTAATAAGGTCTAAATATTTCCACTCAGTGCCTATGTAGACTTCGTATTGGGATTCAGTCGTGTTATAGCGAATCATTCCAACAACGGGCGACCCCGGGCGTTGAGCCGTGGTTCCAGATGGTAAATCAAAATATCCGGTGCTGGTATTGTTTTGATCAGATACAGCAGTGGGAGTTACAGATACAACGGCAGGGGCCTGAGAAAGCCAAGCCGTACCATTTGAAGTAATAAGATTGCCAGAAGTTCCCGGAGTAACCGCAACTATTGTCGCCGTGCTATTAGGAAACGTAATAGTCTGATCTGTATTAACTACATCTGAGGTAAGTGTAAGCGTCCCTGTACCAGTTGAAGGGCCAACAATCTGAATCTTACTCATACGATTAACCACCTTTGACCAGTATCAATGGTCACATTTACGCCTGTGCCTACAGTCATAGTCCCTACCGATATACCGTTTTCACCGTCATTTAATGTGGTGTCTTTGGTTACAGTCGTCTTGTTGATGTAGATAGACCCAGTATCGGCAGTTACTCCGCTACCCAAAGCAAACACTGACCGCTCCGAAGGGTAGGTTACAAATACGTCCTTGGTTCCGGCTGAGAAGTTAATCTTTGCCGTAGTACCCAAAGAATTAGACAGCACCACATCCCGCTGAAGATCCGGGCCTGTCGTCTCATACGTGCCAATACCTACTTCCCACTCATTACCACCTTGGAGAGCGATTGTGTAATAGGTTGAGTTGCCGTCGCCAATGACAGCAAAAGATTGATAGCCAGTCTCAGCACCGGCTAGAGTCATATCCCCTACACCGGTGCTTGTGCTTGTCTCTTTAACTCGATCAGCAAGTACGAATGACATAGTTATGCGATACGGATAATGGCGTTAGAAGCATCGTTAGTCGGGAAGATGATTGTGAAATCGCCATCCGTAGATGTCTTATCAGAACCAAAGTCCAGAACGCAGACCGATGCGTTGGTCAGAGTCGTATTAGCGTTGCTGTTTGCCGAAGGTGTGGTGTTATAAATAACCGCGCCACGAGCCGTAACCGTTACGTTAGGGAAGGTTAGGTCGGAAAAGTCACAAAAGCCTGTACCGGTATTGGCGTTGATGTTGGTTGCCGTTACGCCGGTATTGGTAAGTGCAAGACCGCCAGCCGTGTAGTTAGTTCCAGTAACTTCGTTAGAAGTTGTATAGGCTGTGGTATTAGCATCCAAAGAAGCGGACGACGTATACAACGCTAGTTTAAAAACGTCTGCGCCGGTTTGTGCCGACGGACGGAAATCATGCACACCAAGCAGAAGTTCTGCTTTAAATGATGTGGTCATTGCTTGGGTAATTGCCATGAAAGGCTCCTTTACTCGTCTAAAAGTTTAATTAACTCAGGATGTCCTGCGGCCCTGAACTTATTTGCCAGAGTCACATGATGAGTTCTGACGGTTTCTTGCATATAAAACACTAAAACTTGCCGGATCTGATTACGGAATGCTTCGGCTTGATCCCGAATGGCAGGATGCGTCTGAGAGCCAACAGAGATAATTTTGTCCAAAGCCCGCTCCGCCATCTCTTCAGGCGTAAACCCACGCCCCTGCGTAGTTAGAACTCTGACCTGATTGCCCCCTAATAGGAAGGCTACTTCGCTCATGCTGCTCATTTAACTGGGTACCTCGCTTGTTGAGTACGATACATATCCTGACGATTCTTGCCTTCACCAAGTTGTTTCAACATGGCAAGAGCCTCATCATATCGTCTTTGATATTCCATAATTACGTCTTTTTCACCCTTCATGTACGTATACGCTTCCAACAAAGAGCCATACAACAGTACAGAATCAAACTTATCCCCCAACCAAGATGTACCAGCAGTAACAATAGACTGCGGATAATAAAAATAGTGGAGTTCCATGTTGTACGCAAGGTCCGGAGTCGGTCCAAGAATGTACGAGTTTTGGTCAAAAATAGCATAATATTTTGGTGGTCCAACATCGTTTGGATCCGGATAACATGAACGAATAAACTCTACGTCCTTATTTAATAAAAATTCTTGGGTTCCGTTTGTATCAATCCTAGCCAAAGAAAAATTAGCTAACCAGTCTGATGGAACACTTAGGTATTTATTGCCTATTGTTACGTTACCTGTCACGTTCTTACGAAGATCAGGGATTTGGACAGAGTTAAATACGCGCTGTTCAGCCTCTTGAATAAACGTGTTTATCTGTTCGGTACTTGTAAAAGTAGCCGTTCCTGTCCCTGCGGAATCAGTCCAAGTGGTATTTGGAAAGTCGTTCTCGACGTACCCTTTAATCGTCTCAAACAGAGTAGCGTAGTTCACAAATTACCCCATTTTAGTGGTATGCCCACGACCTTTAGTTTGTGCCTTACCGCCACGAGTCATTTGAGTTTGGGTATTTGGCACCGCATTTGGGTACCCAACATTTTCTTTCCCACCCATGTCTGTGGTATAGGTTTTAGGCTGCGTATATTTTCCGCACGGATCTTTAACATCCGCTGAAAAATATTCAAATTTATCGCTACTCATTATCGGCCCCTTCCGCTCGAACGTTGGTTCATAACTTTAGCCATGTTACGCCCATATTTTTTCATGTCTGCGTTAGTTTTACCACCTTTAGCCAAGTTAGTTAGTGGCTTTCCGGGGTGCATTGTTCTTTCATGTTTATGTACTGCTTTCTTTGCATTCATTTATATCTCCTAAGTGATCTGAATTGTTACCGTTCCAGTTTGCCCTTTTCCAACTAAATTATTGGGGGTCAAACCACCATCGTTACCTAAACCTACTGGGTTCCACCCCCACTGGATCTGCCTACTCCCGCCTGCGGGTGTCCCAAAGCCATCAACAGAAGTGCTATTCGTAGCCAATAACTGTAACCCAGTAACGCCGCTTGCCAAGTAAGACGTGTCGCGTCTAGGATTTCTGACGGCTTGGGGGTCGTCAATTGGGTATAAACCAAGCGACAACTGGGGTTGATCTGGGTCCCAGCATTCGGGGCAAACTTTAAGGTTGACATTTTTAGTCTTTACAATCTCTGTACGAAGTTCATGGAGTTGAAATTGAAACCCACACCTGTCGCACATCGCAATCGCAATGCGACCAAGAGTAAATTTTGAAGTCATTAGTACCCACCGCCACCAATGAAGAAATCACGCGGGACGAACCGGATCGAAGCCTTTTCACGGTCTTCGCCAGCAGCCAGATTCCACTGTTCTTCATATGCCAATTTTAGTATTTCTGCCCGTTGCTCTGCACCGGGGATCTTCATTGATAAGTGGTACGCCAGCCCTGCCACAAGGCAGGGGAGCAACCGAAACGGTATATCTTGGGTTCGTACTCCACCGTCACCCGCATCTTGGATTCTCTTTAGCCGCCAATATACAAGTTGATATTGAGTTCCCGGTGAGTTGGGGGTAGGCCAAATATTGACGTTTGGTAAGTAAGGAACAGATATCGCCGCTCCTGTTAGATGCGCTGCAGCAGTGGTTCCCGCTTGCCCACGAATACAGTTTTGTATCTGAGTAGGGGTTTTCCCGGTGTAGTTAATTATTTCTGAACCTATCTGAACATACCCGGTAGAAGAAAGACCGTCTGTAGAAGATAAAGTAATCGTGGTATCCGAAGAAGAAATACCACCATTTAATGTCAAAGAAGTAACGGCAGTAGTGCCGGACTGTCGATTTACCCAAATTTGAATTGGTAAAACTTGAGCAGTTTTATTGGGGATAGACGCATAGGTAGAAACACTAATACGACTAATCGTGATATCAGATTGAGTTGCTGTACTACCCGCATTTTGGCGAATTACATGCTCTAACAAGTCAATAGTAT